AGTTCTCATAGTCATTCATTTTTTCAACCTTTTTAATTTGAGGGTAAACCAAGAAAGCACGGATAATTGATGATATGTTTTTCCAGGCCGAAGTAACACCATATTTAATACAAAATGTCAAAAACATTTCATCCAATTCTTTATCAGATAAAATATCATAACACTTACCATTATATTGATATAAGTTCCCTTGACACCTTACAAGGCTAGGACATTCTTCGACTAGAAATAGAGCCATCATTACTGGGTCTTTACTTTTATTTTTTACTAATTCTATTTTCTCTTCTTCTCTCATATAGTTAATGGGGATTAACCTATCTTAATAAATTCTTAATAAACGGAGACGAAAATTTATTACAAAAAAACACGGCCAATGATTATGACCTAGGGTATTCAAGCCTAGAGCCAGACGTTACCGCCTAACCAATCATTGGTCGTGTCCTTGTGTGATAAATTGAATACTACGGTCATTATGTTTTAGCGTTTGTTTATTAAGTAATTACATTATAGCAAATATATTTTATTGTGTCAATGGTGATAAAAGCCCAAGATTATTAGAAAAACCCCATTAGTTTAGGGATGTGTATAAGTTGTTAATAATTTTATATAAAAATATTATAATATAAATAATTTATGGCCACCGCAATTTTTCTACGCAGATCTATTTTAGAATTTCGTCCGGCGGTATAAGTATTATAACCAACGCAATTTTTGTACGTGGGTTTGTAAAGTGTTTGTGGTTGGGGTGTTGGTTGATATATTATATTACTGTTTATTATCTACAATACAAAAAAAGCACATTATCTCTGGCGTTAGATTATGTGCTTATGATGTTACAGGGGTTAAATAGTCCTGTAAGGTTGTAAGGGGTTAAATATGGCTATAGTCTTTTTAGTTGTTTTTCTATGCTTGTAAGGTTGCGGTCAATTACCTCTAAAATTATTTGCTTATCTTTTGTTAATGCTCCTAATGGCATTATATCAAAATCATTAATAGCATTTAATAGATTAGATTTAAAAGCCATTAAGACAGCCAACAGTTTTATTTTTTCTTGTGGTGTCATATGGTTTGTATATTAATTTTTAAAGGCCTCTAAATAATCTTTTAGATATTCCTTATTTTCAAAATCTTCTTGAGTTAATACAAAACCAAGACAGCCAATAGATTTATATAGCCACGCTTCCCAGCCCACAAATTCGGGCTTATAGCGTTTTTTTTGGTATGGGCTAATAGCATAAAACTTTATTTTTACGGGCTTACAGTCAAAGGCTTCAAGCTCTTTGATTAATTCTTGTTTAGTCATATAGTTTTAAGTTGTTAAATTACGCCAGTGTTTGTAAGGCTAGGCGGTTTAAATCGCATAGCGGGGCTTGTAGCCTTTAGTTTGCCAACATATTTTTAGTATATTGGCAATAAAAGGGGGGAAGCTTAAATATTACCGTTCAATCTGTTTAGTTCTTTTAGATATTGCTTTGCTATATATTCTGTCTGATCTCCGTCTAAAGAGTCAGCAACATCAACAATATTTAATCTTTGATTCGTTTCTATAGCTAACTGCTCCGCTATTTGTTTGGATTGTTGTTTAGTAATATGATTATTAGTTAATAGGGTTTTTAAGATTAAAGTCGGTCAATTCTTGGCTAAACATTATTAGTGTTGCTTCGGCTCTTGTTAGTGTGGCGGTGTCGTCTTTATCGTGTTGTGATCTTAACCACTCTATAAAGGCAGTTTGTCGTTTTATATTGTCGGCTAAGTGTTCGCGGTGTTGTTCTAGTTGTTGGCGGTCGTATGGGTTCATATAATTATTATTTAGTTTCTTCTTCTTGATTAACTTCTTCTTCTTGATCATCTAATAAATCTATTAAAGCGTCATAATCTTCTCTAAGTTGTTGCTCATAATAAAAATATAAGTCACTTGACATCATTTTATAAATATCTGTCATGCCGTCATAACTTCCTAACGCTTCTACTGTCATTTCTCTTGCTTCGCTGTTCTCTTGCCACTCTTTAACAATATCATAATAATAGATAGGCACTAAGCCGTCTACATACTCAGCAATATTGTCTTCTTGGTCTTTGGTGTCGCTTTCGTCTTTATCAGTGTAATTGTCCAAGAAGTTAATTAGTGTGTCTTCGTTGTTAAATTTTTCTTTATTAGCGTTTATTAGTTCTTTGTAGTTCATAAAATTATTATATTAGTTAATAGATTAAATTAAAGATGCTGACCAGATAGATAAGCCTACAATAATTACAAAGGTCATGATGTAAGCAAAGGCTGGGGCGATTGGTTTAGATTGTCTTGCTTGTTGTTGGCGTTCCTTGAAAGTCATTAGTGATGATGTCATATTTTTTGTTGTTCTTTTAGGTTTAATATTATGATCAATTAATTGATAATAAATATATGGCTAAAAGTATTGTTTAATTTATTACTATTATATTATATCAAATATATTTAAGTATGTAAATAGTAAACTGTGGATAACTTTTTTCTGCTTATGTGCTGCTTATGTGCTGCTAACACCCTATTACCATTGGTTTATATTAAGCAAATAAGCATAATAAGCATTTTCTTTAATTTAAATTGTATAATATACAATACAAAACAGTAAATAAGTCAATAGTAAACTATATAAAACTCTTTAAAATGCTTATTTGCTTAATTTTTCGCTCCTGCTTATTGCGGGGCAATAAAGACGGGGGTAAAAACTCATTAAGCAGCACATAAGCAGGATTTAAGCAGGATGTCAAGATGTGGATAACTATTAAAAAGCTACCTTGTACGCGGCTTTGATCGTCTATTTTATCAAAATATGTCAAATAGTTAATATTATGTAATTAGTGAATGTAATAATAGTTATACCTACTTATAGAAAAGTTAAAATCTGTTTTAATATTAGATAAAATACTTGATTATAAACTTAGTGTAAGTAAATACTTGACATAGTTTATTGACAATGATATAATAAGATAGTAATAAACTAATTTTAACATTATGATGTCAGAATTTAACAAATTTCCGTCAAGAATAGTTGACGGTTATCGTGGAATGTATCGTATTAATAGTATTGGTCAAGTTTTTAGCTTAAAACGTGCCAAAATACTATCAACGCATAAGAACACAAATGGCTACACTTATACAAGTCTTGCTAAAAACGGTATCAATAAGCCTTTTAGTGTTCATAGGCTTGTGGCGGCGGCTTTTTTGGTTAATGATAACCCTTTAAAGATATGGGTTAATCATATAGACGGAGATAAAACAAATAATAAACTTAGCAATTTAGAATGGATCACTCCTAGTGATAATAAACATCATGCTATTAATACTGGGTTACAACTATACAAACGCGGTGAAGACAATAAAAATGCTATATTAAGCAATAAACAGATAGAATGGATTAAAACACTAAATAAAAGCGGTTATAATAAGTCACAGCTTTGTGAAGTGTTTAATGTATCAAGAACTTTAATACATTATATAGTCAGCAAGGGTTATAGAGAATAACCCCCACCCTATACGATCAACACAATATATTGAATTATTATGCTAGTATTAGCATGTCTAGTGTTATTTTAGTCTATACCATTGACACTTTGGACAAAACATTGTACCAGTACCCACCCCATTTTTATTGGCGTGAAAACCGTTTATAGCAGTAAATAATTACGCGTATATTTTTTTGAGATTGACTTTTTCACTATAAAACACTAAATTTGTCAAATAGTTATCCACACCTATTGACAAACACTTTTTTATATGATATAATATAATCAGTTAAGTCAAGTTTTTCTGTCTGCCCGTATTAACTCTATTTATGTCTTATTCGGTGATCCCGAGAACACAAAAGAGGATGTCCAGCTTCACGGGAGATTTCACAATCCAAAGTGCACAAAAATTATATGGGCTGGACAGAAGAATTTAACTAAGATTTAACATAAACCCCACGCAATGTTCAAATCTAAAGCTCAAGCTAAATATTTATTTGCAAACAAACCAGAATTAGCGAAGGAATTTGCAGGTAAAACTAAATCAATCAAAAAATTGCCAGAACATGTAAAGTCTGGCGTTTTGCGTAAAAAAAAATAATATGATGAAGACAAAACCACAAGGAAAAGGTATTGTCAAGGCTTTAGGTCAATCTGGCACTACTGGTAATTTTAAAAAAATCGAAGCTTCTAAAGGAAAAGGGGCAGCGATTGGAGCTTTACAAAATAAACTTGCTAAACATCGCGGTGAACCTATTCCTTATACACGAAAGAAAAAATAATATGCCTAACAAAAAACCCCTCCCACCAAAAATTTTAATTCTTATTTAATAATAAACAACACAAATATGCCAGGAAGTCAAATTAGGCAAGAGGCGATGGAGGTCGCAACATCAAATTTAAAAGGTAAAGCAATGGCTGATAAATTAGCTCAAGTTATGGTTAATCCAGAAGAGAAGGATGAACCAGGTGGAGTTGAACCTATTAAGGATATGTTAACAAGTCCTTACAATAAATAATCTACAATGGATACTAAGGAAGAAGTTGAAGGTGAAATAATGACTGTCGAGCAAATGAGAGAAAGAGACATTCTCCATATTGCCGGCGTTGAAGCCAGACAAAAGATGGCTTTTTGGCGTTTGTATCTCGATCCAACTAGTCCGACACTTATGAACGCGAAACAGTCGGCTATTTCTGCAGGGTTTCCTGAAGAGCAGGCAAATGCGGTCACACAGTATAAATGGTTCAAACGCGGAACAATGAAGGATAGATTATTAGAAGTGGCGGAGAAGACATTAGAGGATATGCTAACATTGCCAAGAACTACAATTAAAATAGTTAAAGGTGAAGAAGTTTTAGTAGATGATCCAGCTATGGTGAAGATTATTCAAGATACTGCTAAATATATTGCCTCTACTCTTGGTAAAAAGGATTATTCCCAACGCAACGAACTTACTGGTAAAAAGGGTGGCGCGATTGAAACTGTGGCCGTTAAGATTGATGATAAGGAATTTGATAATATATTAGAACGATATGCTGCAAAACGCTCAGCTAAACGAACAACAGAAGAAGGATGTATTGAAGAAAGCATTTCAAAATGATATTGAGGAGTTTGGTAGATATTTCTTTCCGCATTACATGAGTAATGCCACTCCCAAATTTCACCGTGCAATCTTCGATTTATATGAGAATCCTAAATTAGATAAAATAGTAATCGGTGCTCCTCGTGGGCACGCCAAATCAACAATAACCGATTTAATATATTTAGCATGGGTATTGTGTAATAATAAAGCAAAATTTGTTCTTTTAATCTCCGATACTTACTCCCAGGCAACTTTGTTTCTTAACGCTATTAAAGGTGAGTTTGAAACAAATGAAAAATTAATTAATTTCTACGGTAAATTAACCTCTGATAAATGGTCAGAAGGGGAAATTATTACTAATGGAATCTTAGTTAAAGCTTTAGGTGGCGGTATGAAGGTTCGTGGTTTGAAATTTCGTGAATCGCGCCCGGACCTAATTATCTGCGATGATCTTGAAAATGAAGAGGCTGTGGATAATAAGGAAAGACGTGAGAAGTTTGAGAGATGGTTTACCGCTGCGTTGCTTCCTGCAATGGCTAAGGGGGGCCGTGCTATCGTTATTGGAACTATTCTACACTTTGATTCATTACTAGCTAAATTACTGACTCCTGATAAGTATATCGGATGGAACAAGAGCACCTATCGGGCTATTAATGATTGGGGAGCACTATGGCCAGAACATTTGTCGATGGACGAACTTTTAAAGATTAAAGCGGAGTATATTTCTCAAGGTCATGCGTTTCTTTTTTATCAGGAATATCAAAACGAACCAATTAGTGATGAATTTCAGAAGTTTAAATTAGAAAAAATTCGTTTCTATGACGAAAAAGATTTATTACAGAAGGATTTACGAACATATGTGGCAATTGATAGAGCATATTCTCTTGAAAAAACTGCCGATTTTACTGCGATTGTTGTCGTATCTGTCGATAAAGAGAATAAGTGGTATGTCAGATTGGCGCAGAGGTTTAAGGGGGATGAGAAGGCCTTAATTGAAAAAATATTTGATTTAAAGATATTTTTCTCACCGGATATGTTCGGTATCGAGCAAAAAGCGTATAAATATACGATTAAGCCGGCACTTGACGATGAGATGAGAAAGCGTAGTATATTTTTTAAGTGTGAGGAGTTAAAAGATTTAGGAGTTGGTAAAAATAAGAGAATTGAGGGTTTAATTCCACGCTTTGAGTCTAGTTCTATCTTCTTATTAAGAGATCAGACGGATTTAGTCGATGAGTTAATTAAGTTTCCTAAAGGTGGCCACGATGATTTGATTGATTCTTTGGCTTACCACTTAGATTTATCGGCTGGTTCTGCTTATAAGGGGCGCGCAACTACACAATTTATTCCTAAAGGAATAGTAAGACGAACTTTTTTCACAATAAATAATGATTTATGATAATTAATGTAATGGAGCAAAATTGGGGCAAGAAAAATGGCACTGACTTGTTCTTACAGAATGAGGCCGGTGAGAAAGCGATGCCTTCAATCTATCAACCAGATGAGGAGGAACGAGACGTTCGTGCCATGATTATTAACTCCTTTACTTGGGCTGATGTTACAATGAGAAAACCAAGACGTGAATATAATGATATGTCAACGTTAACTCGTATGATGTACGACCAAATGGCTTTTAATATTTATCAGCCTAACAATGGTCAACCTAATATGGGTGATCCATCACAGTCTTGGAAGTCTAACGCCATGAGACCAGTGGTTCGTAATAAGGTTATTAGTATTGCGGCTCATGCTACCGCTAAATTAATTTTTCCTAAGGTTTTTGCCTATAATGAACAATCAGAAGAACAAGAAAAATCTGCCATGGTTATGCGTGACCTTATTGAATGGGCATCTGAACAAAATAACTACGATAAGATGAGCTTATTCGCGGTGATTAATGCTTGTGTTAACCCAGCTTCAATTATGCATGTAGAATATGCTGAGGCATATCGCACGATTAAGACTGAGAAAGTTAATGGTAAATGGCAGACTAAAGAAATTTGTGATGAAACTAATAGTGGATTTCAACTTACTCCAGTTCCAGTTGACGAACTTTTTATTGGTGATTTTTATATTGAAGATATTCAAAAGCAACCATTTTTAATTTGGAGACGTGTTCAAACTTATGCCATGATGAAGGCTAAATATGGTAAGTCTAAAAATTTCGATTGTGTTAAGCCTGGGTTACAGGTTATCTATAATGATGCTAATACTTCATTTTACGAGGTATATGACTCAAATCTTCGTGGTTCTTTATGTGAAGAAGTTATTTTTTACTCTAAATCATTAGATTTACAGATTCCAATGTGTAATGGAATCTTAATGACTGACCCAGACGAACCAAATCCGCGTGTTGACAAAAACTATCCTTTCGTGAAGTTCTTTTATGAACCATTTGACGAAGGTAGAGCTTTTTACGGTAAGTCTTTGGCGTTTAAAATGCAACCAGATGCGGATATTATCAATACTCTTTATCCAATGATTATTGATGGTACTTTCTTAAACATCTTTAACCCATTAATCGTTAGTGGAGAAGAGGCAATAGGATCGGATGTCATGATTCCTGGAGCTACAACCACACTAATTAACCCTGAATCATCTGTTACTCCGCTACGAGTCGCTCAGGACATCAGGCAGGGTATGGACACGTTATCTAGGGTTGAAGATTCAATTAATCAATCCACTGAGGCTCCATTAAATGTTGGTTCTCGTGCTACCGCCTTTCAGATTTCTAAAGTTGACCAGGAAAAGCAAACTCTTATTGGATTATTTATCACTATGATTGGTGATTATGTAAAACAATATGGTAATCTCATAAAATCTGATATTTGTCAATACATTACTATTCCAGAAGTTAATAAAATAATTGATGACGGAGAATTGATTTACAAGACGATTATTGTTCACGATAAACAAACTGATAGCGGTAAAGTTAATAAGAGTATCAAGTTTGACTTTAACGCCCCATCTAAAGCCTTGACAGATAAAGAAGAATTAAGTGCTTCTTATGATGTCTTAGAAAATCAAGGTGGTAAGGATAGCAAAAATACAATCTGTGTAGTAAATCCTAAATTATTCCGTGAATTAAAATATCAAGTCGCTATTTCTCCTGATATTTTGGCTC